TTCTTCGAGCGAGCCGAAGTAGCCAATTTTCTGTTGGCGAACGCTGTACTGATCATCGGCGGTCAGAGAGAACTCTGAACCGTTTTCCGAATCGACAGCAACCGCACGAATCAGGGATTCGCGGCCACGATCAAGACCAATGATGATTTCTTCGGCAGCGCCGTCAAACACAGCAGAGCTGGTTGCATCGGCTTTTGTATATGCCGTCGAACCTGCAACAGTATCAAAGATAGTGTTGAAGCGCTGACCACGACCAAGCTCATTGATTTCCATGATGCCAACTCCATAAAACTCAGGAATACCTGCGGAGTTATAGATGGCAGCTCTCATATCTTCGGGAGCAGCGATACCATCAGCGGCAGTTCCACCAGCTGGCGAGCCTTTGGTGTTGATGGGGTTGTAAGCCATAGCACGAAGCTCTTGAACAACTTCTGGGGACACGATGATATCGGTGAGACCACGGCCTTGACGGGCATCTGGAGTGCCACCAAGGAAAGACGTATTGATACGCTTCGCGAGAGTAAACAGTTCATTCAAGTCGGCCAACAGGAACCGTCCATTGGTATTAGCGCGTTGAACGTGCTTCTTACCATTGGTTTGAGCAGCCGCAAGAGCTCCAAGAAGGAGATTGGCGGAAGTTTTTTCCTGCTTGAAAAGAATTTCTTGAGCGAGACGAGTAAAGGTTTTGCTGATTACGTCCAAGCGGCTCTTGGCTGCATAGCGCTTATCGAAGCTCAGTGCGGAATCAAGAGTGTAGGTGTGGATCTTCATTTCAGAAACAGTGGGAAGCACTTGGTTCTGAGGAAGACCGCCAGCAGCGCTTTGGCTGTAAACAGTGATATAGTCTTCAGCATTGACATCGTAATAGAGATCAAGCGGAATGCTAGGATTGTCATCAGCATTGAATTGCAGAGATGTGAACAAGTTGCTCAGCGTAGGAGCGTTGTTGATCACTTCGGCCAATACAGGACCAATGAACTCGGCAAGTGCGACTTGAGCTTCGTTCGCGATAGCGCGATTTTTCGAAGCCATAGCCTTTACAAGCTCGATTTGTTCTGGAGTTCTTTTAAGAGTAATTTTCATATGATTATTTTTCTAAGTTGTAATTATTTACCCAATAAGACCATGGCATACGAGCCAGTCAAAGGATCTGAAAGATTTGCGGTTGAAACGCTTGCTGTGCGAGAGCCAGTAGCCAAAACCGTACCAATTTTCTGAGCATCGCTATTAGCGCAGCCTGTGATCTTGCCGCTCACGCCGCTAGGAAGCTTGAAGCCAGATCCGACCGCTGGAACAGAACCCGCGAAGGCTACAGCAGCAAGCGTAAACAGACCGCGAGTAGCAACGGGAACTGATTGACCAGGAAGCATACACATAAGCTCTTCAGCTTTTTGTGGGTAGTAGAGAAGCTTCTCGCCGTTTTCGTCTAACTTGGCGGTTTGACGGAGAGTGATACCAAGAAGGCTATCGCCAGAGGTCGCAGGTTTCAGCGACAGAGACACGCGAGGATATTGATTAACGCCAACGTGCGGATAAGTGGTTTTGCCGAGATAAGAATCAAAAGCACTGTCATACACGACTGTATCGAGATTGAGATTGCCAGATTCCACGGTAACGAAAACGCCAGCATCGCCGAAGTTGCTGTCGGTAACGGATTCATTAATGAATCCAGTTCCCATAGCGAACATGTTGATGACATCATTTTCGTTATATTGTCTGAATGGTAGAGTTCTAAGTGACATATATTTTTTTAATTAGATTGTTTGTTTTTTGTAGATTACGAGACGACGATATTGTCGCGGCTAAATGCATTAGCGAATTTTTCTCTAAGAGAAGTTGGTTTTTGAGATTGAGATTCGTTGTTATTAGGAAGAGTTCCTTCGGAAGCTTTTGCATTTTCCAAAGCTTCTTGAGTGACCTCTTCCGCAGTTTTGCGCTCAGAAGCATTTGCGACAGAAAGTTTTTTAGCGACCGCTTCGTCGATGCGAGCTTCGATCTCCTTTTCAAAAGCCGCTTTGGATTCTTTGTTTTTGTGTTTCCACATAACGGCAAGCTTATCTTGATAAGAAGCGAAAGCTTCTTCAGACTTGTCGAGTCCTTTTAAATCAGAAGCTAATACTTTGCGATCTTCGTCTTCAAGTTCGTAAACTTGGTCGATAGCGTCCATGCGAGTGTTGAAGCAAGCGACAGCTTCTTCTTGTTTCTGGAAGTTTTCAAATTCTTGAATTTTTTCGACAGCAGCTTTAAGCTCGTCCTCAACTTTTTTGACAGACTTTTTCATGTCCTCTTTTTCCTTAGCCATTTCTTCTTTTTCTTTTTCGGCTTTGGTAATGGATTCGCGATACTCCGCATCTTTCTTTTTAATTGCCTCCGCAAAAGTTTCTGTCATATTAGCCACAGCTTCTTCAGAGAATTTTTTCTCGATAAGAAGACCTTTTAGTTCTGCAAGAATTTGTTCGATATCCATATTAGTTTCTTTTTTGTTTTTTACATCATCATTATGCAAATGTGAAATCAAAGGATCGTTTTTTTTAGAAAAAATGTTATTTTTAATATCAAAATACGCTTTTATATCTCTTTTGTCTTTAAAAGTTATGTTTTTGGAAGAGCCATTTTCAGAATAAAGACCTTTTACATCTGCGGCTGGTTTAGTTGTAAAGCCGATTCCAAGCGGGAAAATTTCTCCTTTAAGAAGTCGATACACTCTGGTTCCGTCTTTCATTGCGCCGTTTCCGCCATAAGCTTTTAGCATCATCTTGATATGATCGAAGTGTTTTGGATCAACTCGCTCAGCGTCTTTCAAATTTTTGCTGCCAATCAATATATCATATTCGCTAAATCCGACTTCCCAACTTGCGGAAATTGATTGATACATCGTATCTGAGGGATCTACTGAACGCTCGATAAGATTCGCGAAATCTTTGTTAACTTGTTTATAAACAACTGCGCCCAAGGCGATATTAAAAGGATCAGTCATTCCGACAACTTCTTCAGCGGTTAAAATCTTACTAGCGTCGTTGTATTCGCTAAATCCCGCACTGATAATGTGACCAACGATATTGTCTTTTTTATGTTCAATATTAGTTGGTTTGTGAATGAAGTTTTTGGTTATTTCGCCAGCAAGAGCTGCGTCGATTCCATCGTCGTTTTTATTGAATTGATTAACTACCGCCGCATTAAATGCAACGCCAAGTAGATCAATGTTCTGAGAAAAGTCAATGTCTTTAGGTAAAAAATCTTTTAAATTCGACAGAGAAGCTTGCGATACAGCAAAATCATCTCCCGACTTGCAGGAGATGATTGGTGCTGTAAATTCAGAACGATATAAATATTTCATATTGAAAATTAATCTTCTTCTTCCATTTTTTTAAGAATAGCTTTTTGAAGAGCTGGAGGGAGTTTTTTTTGGCCTGGTGTTAATTCTCCAGAATCGCTTTTTTCCATAAGCATCGCTTTCATTTTATCAAATTGAACCGCGCAAGTTTTCATAGTTGATTCATCGTCCATATCTGTAGTATCAACAAGAGCTTTATCGTCTGATGCGCATGTGCTCATAAACGATTTATACATTGCGGCTTTTGTATCTGTCATTTTACCAATGGATACTTGAACTTCTCTGTTTTTAACTTCCACTATTTTTTCAAGTGGCACTTTAACGTCTTCTGGATTAATTTTCATTTATTTTTTGTGAATGGTATAATAGCGCCGCAGAATAATCATCTTCTAGATCAAAATCTGCAATTGCTTCTAAAACTTCTGGTAGAGTAGATAAAGAAGCGATGTTCTCGAAGTCTTTTACACAAGAAGATGCTATTTCGCCCCAACTTTCTAAATGACTAGAAACGACAACGGTTTCGCATAACTTATTTACCATTTCCTGTTGATTATCAGATAAAGTTTCTAGCGACAGCGAATTCTTCAAATCTTTTTCGATAGATGCGTGGAGATCTTCAATCTTAGCGACAATACCGCGAATATTTTTGACAGATACACTAGCTTTAGCGAGCGGAATACCAGTTGTTCCTTCTGGGCGGCCAGCAACTTTAGGAGTTGTATTGATAGCTCCAAATTCTTTAGGGGTTTTTGGTGCTGGCGGTGATATCGTTGGAATACCGCCTACAATTGGATTGTAATAGCCATCTTTTCTTTGCGAAACAAATTCGGGCTGAGATGTTGCAATTTCTTCTGATTTGGGAAATTCTCCAGTATGAAACATATTCATGCCTTGTTGTGGAGTAATGATACCAAGTTCCATTAATCGTGTAGTAACTCTCATTAGTTGAGTTTTATCCCGCACATCAATATCTCTAAATTTGGCAGTGGGATATCTCCTAAGACCAAGTGTTTTAGCGATTCTTTTGATTTCGGGCTGTAAAAACTCATTCAAGAAAGCGTTGCGAGCTTCTTTAAGTCTGTCCAAAAAGATTTCCGCTTTAACTTCTGTGGAGCTGTACTTCTCCTCTCCGACAATAATATTTTGAAGTCCTTGTTTAATGTCTTCATTGAGAACTTTATACTTTTCAGGACCAAGAACTTTATTCAAATCGGGAATAACGAAATCGGCTTTGGTGGTATAGTCCGAAACAAGAACTCGACCAACGCTTTCGTTTTTAAAGAGTTTTTGCATGGCTATCAAGTTGTTTGGATTGATGCCTCCTTTCTCTGGCTCGGCTCCCATTGTAATCAATAGAATGACGTTCTCAATAGTGCGAGTGATCGCCTGATCCATTTTCTTTAATTCGAGCTTTGCGTTAATATCTTCCAATACTGGATAACCGAAAGGAATGGCGAACGGCTCGTAGTCTTGTTTTTTGTAGAAAGTGAAAATAATTTTGTTTGGATCAAGCTTAATTTTTAAGCCGTTTTGATAATAAGCTCCCTTTTGGATATCTTCTCTTACGCTAGCGGGCAGACCGTTGAGCGTTTCTTTATCTTCTTCAGAAACAGGATTTTGCAAACGAGCCAGCTCATATTCAGAAAGGATTTTTTCATAAGATCCAGTCTCAAAACTAGATCCGCGCTTGGCGACGATATCAAATGGATTAAGCAGAATATATCTAACGGGAACCTTACTGGAAGACGGCTCCTCTTCCGCAATTTGTTGTATTAACTTGGTGAAGTCTTTGGCTTGAATCGTTCCATCTACGCGGTAAAAGAAAATATTGCCGCTTCGATAGAACTCTCTAAAGAATTGGTCTTTCAAGTGCCACAGTTTGATTTTCTTAAACCACTGATTAAAAAAATCGCGGCTTTTTTGCGAACCGCCTTCAAGATACAATTCGGTATTGGAAAACTCCGACATAATGTCGATAGAGTTTCTGAATACAGCGACATTAGCATAAGCTTTTTGACACAGCTCAATCGCTTCTCGGACATTCACTCCGTCTAGAGCATAGCTGTATGGCAGAAGCCCGTTGCGAATACTGCTAAAGCGATCATGAGTTCTCGTGAATGCCGCTCTATTTCTACGGCTACCGCTGCGAGAGGAACTGTCTACGCGAGAATAATTCTCATTAGCGAAAGAAGTATTTAAAGATGCTTCTGCGACATAAAATGGTTCGCCGCATAGCTCTGGCTCGTATTGTTCGTGAGATTGCGACATTATCGGGATTGCAGATCCTTCGAACTTTTTCCAATAATCAGATTTTTTATTATAATGCCGTTTATCCATTTCCCTATATTACACAAAAAAGTCTAAAAGTTAACTTTAAAAGTCAATCTACAAACATTGGCGTGAATGTCGCCTGAGTGGAGATTTCTGGAGCAGCCATCATATCTAGGTAGATGTTCATTGCCCAGTTGCCTAAAACAAGAGCGGAGTAGGAATCTTTTCTTGCTTTGTCGGCGTTCCTCTGCTTCTTGAGATTGTATGGCAAGTCGAAAGATTGACCGCCGTTAGATGTCGTCGATAGTTGAATTAAAGCACATTGCACTTTTGTCGCATCAATTGTATCTTTTAAATGTTCGATCAAGTCGATTTGTTTTGCGTCAGAATCTCCTTCTTCATTATACTTGGAGAATGTAATTTCATCTATTGGTATTCTCGCTGATTTTTGACGAGTATAATCGTCATCGAGAGCTGCACCCGCGAACCAAATTTTTTTGTGATCGAAGGAGGCTTGCAGCATTTGGTTCGCTGAACGAATCCATTGAGAACTGGGCTTTCTCAAGATGCATATCTTTTTCGACTCGATATTGTATTCGTTTCTAGCGAAGCGTATATCAGAGTTATAATCTTGCGGATCATCAAAGTCGGAATCAATACACTGTATATGAATTCCAGCGGTTTTAAAAATTTCACTTTCATTGCAAGAGTTAATAAATTGAACTCCTCCGTTGTAGTCTCCTACAATCATTCGTATATTAAAGTGAGTATAAAGATAGCGGAAATAAGAAATGTGCTTTTTCAAGTTCGCTCCAGCCAAAGCGTAAGAATGAACTATTGTTCCCGCACGTTTTTCGGGATTTAACTTGATAACGTGCATCGCGAAATCGTCAGAGCCTTCGCTTTCCGACCACGATGGGTCAAATGAAAGTATGTATTCGCTTTTTTTATCGCCAATTACTTCTACCGACTGACCTTCTCCATCTTGAACGGTGCAAGCTGCCATTTTGCTCACCTTGAAATAGCCAGAGCTGTCGTCTGTGAACACGGAGCCAAACTCTCTTTCGAATTGAGCTTCGCTCATAGTCGCTTTAGATTGATCCAAAAGGTTTTGATCATACAGCTGTTTGGGTGCGCAGTCATAGCTTAGATGCATAATGACT